CTAACTGATTAAAAATCAATTTCGCCTTCTTCATCGGCGTTGTCCAGTTGGCTCATCTTGGGTATGGTGATGTCGCCCAAGTCCTTGGTAGGACAGTCGAAGTAGCACGGTGTGTCTACAAACTCCTCAATCAAGACATTTTTGCCAGATAATAGGCATTCGTGAACCTCCTCATCACGATCAGAGGAGTCACCTCCTTCACCTTCCTGCTTCTTCGTAAGTTTCTTGATTACGCGTTGCGGATAAATATTAGGCTCGCGTGAAGCACGCCTGATAAAATCCTTCCAGATAACTCCTTCACCAGGTATTTTTCCGCCCATGATATTCTCCTATGTTTATCTTATGAGATAACATCTTTATACGTAAAACCTATAGCAGTATTATAAAAACCTGTAGTAATTGCAGTACCTGCTTCATCGCCCACGACAGTATTATAATTACCACCAGAATCTTAAATACTTAAGTCAGTGTCATGGTGGTCCTCCTCTCCCGTGTTTATCAAAGCTTCATTGATTCCATAATCTCTACCAATGTACCTCAATGGCATATGATCTCTGTATGCGTTCGTGAGTGCGTTCTCATACGCGTCCTCACGCGTATGCCCTGTCCCGTAAATGTCGTCACATGTGGGATGATATGCTACCCACTCAGCAGTGCCCTTAACAGGCACCTTTGGAAAAGTGATCTCAATTTCTTCAAGAGCGGATTTTATTGGTTTGGCGAACAAATCGTCCTCCTTTTCCTCGTAGCCCCTCAAAATACTCTTAATTGCTTCATGCGTCATCCTGTGTATTTCTACCTCATACGGGTTGTTAGATCCTACAGAGCCTTTATAGTGAGCTGCTAAAATCCTTAGTCCTGCCAATCTAGATACCATGCTTTTCATTCTACTCGCTATGCTTTTCATTCTACTTGCTCCTTAGTTGCTCCGGTTGGAGGTTGGACAAATGCTGCGTTACCGCAGCGTCAAACGCACGATGAAACTGCTTGTTTAGAAGTACACCATACGTGGTTGAAATAGTGTGTCGGATATCGGCGGGGAGATAGTCAATTCCCTTCCTATGCATGATGAACTGTATACGGAATGCCATATCTTCTATCGCAACTACACGTTTGTACCCTAGGTGCGTAGTCAGCGGCAGACGTTGTATTTGGCACATGATTTTCTCCTGTGTTTATCTTATGAGATAAATAAATAATAAATAAATTAGCTTTTGTAGCAAGCTGCCCACATGATAAGTGTTCCTCCTGTGTTTATCTTATGAGATAAATGAATTAGCTCTCACTTAATATGTCCTTTCAGAACATATTATATCATAAAAAGTACTGCTGTGTCAAATCGTGTTCTTTCGTATCGTAGTGTTAGGGGGTTTGCGGTATGCTACTGTTTTGTTTGCGCCCCTCTGTGAAATGGGGCGAAAAGAGAAAAAACCACTCTAGTTAAATCGTTGGGGAATGTTAGATACGGCATGGGATGGCATTAAAAGATACGTGCGGAGGTATTCTGCTACTTTAATGTTCCGTTTATTCTGTAATGTTCCGGTAGGGTGCCTAACGAGGGGTCTGGGAGGGCGCATAAACAGGGGCTTGTAGGTATTGTTCTTTTTGCAAGTTTGTAAGTCATTGATTTCTCAGTAATGTTCCAAAAGTGCCTAATTGAGCGTCTGAGATTTTATAGGAACAAGGAAACGGAACATTACAAATCCCCACGGAGAGGAGAGCGTGCAAAAAAGGTTGCTTCTCAATTAGGGGGTAATAAGGAACAATATAGTTATATAGTATATATATACAGTAGTTTGCCCTTTTTCTTGCCATCTCTGTACACCGCAGAGCATCGCAGAGCACAAAACACGATTGTACCTTTTTGAGGTAATCAGACGGAACATTACAGAACATTAGGAACATTAGGAAGCTAAACCTAGTATCCATGCGGGCTGTAGCCAGAACATTGCAAATTGCCAATTTAACCAACCAAATAAAGGCGCGCCCATTTATCTCATAAGATATAACCCTACACATCCTCGACGCTACATGTAACTGGTATCAGGCGCTTTAAGAGCAAATAAGATAAACCCTACACATCCTCGCCGCTACATATAACTGGTATCAGGTGCTTTAACAGATAATGCGGCTCCTGGTAATACCAGGATATGTAGAGTTTATCTTATAAGATAAATTGCAGGCAAAAAAAAGCCCGGTCAAATGACCGGGCGTGTAGAGTTTATCTTATAAGATAAATTGCAGGCAAAAAAAAGCCCGGTCAAATGACCGGGCAAAGGTGAGGATTGTTACTCTCTAAGAGTGAAGCGGTTCCATTCAACAGCGTCTACCGTGGACACGGCGGTGTTGTGCTGTAGTTGCCAAACCAGACCATAAGCTTGTCGATATGCCCTTTTTTTGGTTCTCCCTCTTGCAATAGCAATCACCTTGCCTGATTGCATAACAGTGACAGTGTAATAAGATCGATGGATTCTATTTACTTTGAAATACATAGTAATACATGCTCCTTTAAAATTGGGGCACTCGAGTAGAGCGCCCCATTAGGGTTAAATGATTTTCTTTTTGTCGTGCTTTTTGCTGTCATACTCACGAGCCGCACGAGCCGCATTCTGAACTTCGATCAGTTCTTCTGCATAAGTAACCAAACGTGGGAACGCATCATCCCAGCGCTTAGTAATGTTGACTGCACCATGCTCCAGAGTGATCAAGCTGAAAATTTCTTTCCCTGCTAGCGCCCAGTCAAGCAGTCGTTGCTCTGGTGTGATTGGTGCGCTAGTTTCCTCATCTGTCACGCCGGACCCATCTGGGGGAGTTGCTCCCGTGGGATTTCCCGGTTTTTCCGGGGTATCCTCATCAATGAAACTCTCCGGCGTAAGGTCCTTTTGAAGCTTCCATCGGCGAAGCATAGAATCTCGCGCATTTGATATGAATGAGTTCGTAAGGCGGTTCATGTGTCGCCACAGAGCGCCTTCTTTTTCCCCTCTATCGTCGGCCTCATCTTTCGTCAACCTACTCATTTCTGCAAGATCATCCGGCAACGTCACGCCATACATGGCGCGAAAGGCGTTGTACTGCACGGCCAAACCTGCAGCGCGTGCAATCTTAACCCCACAAAGTATGCGCATATCAAGACGGCCGTCTTGCACTTCACGGGCAAGAAGATCATTCATGCGGAGCGAATGCTCTCGCGTTTGAGTTGCAGACGTTTGCAAATCCACTAGCTGACCGATTAATTCTTCGCCACGTGGACCATTGCAGATCGGATGCAATTCGTTATTACCGACAAGAGCTTTCTTTTTGTCGGCAACTGTGGTGGGCGTGGCCAGTTCAATCGGTGCAGATATTTCAATTGGTACAACACTGATTTCACATGGCTCACCGGCAACATTGTGGTAACTGAGCTTCAATTTCTTGGTAGCTTGTGTCATGGTAGTACTCCTGTTTCCTGGCCAGTTAAATTTATACGCCCCCTCGTTGGGTCGTTAGAGAGACATCTCTCTTACCTGACCAGTGAATGCATTACACCATAAGACGTTCTGAGATGTAACATACTAGACAGAAATCAATTAGCACTCAGTTTATCTTATAAGATAATGCCAAAATCTACGGGAGAGCATGATACGGCACAGAATTGGACCATTGATATCCTAAGCATTTTGGGACGACCCGCCCCCCATCACCCCGAAATAAAACAGGGACTCCAATGAACACTAATGAACTTTGTTCCAAATAAGTAATTGCTAAGTTTTGAAAAACCGGGCCTACCCCAATCCCAAAAATTTTTTCCTCAAAAAACTTGGATACCCTGCACGGCACATAAACAAAGGGCTACAGACAAAAGACCAGTGCAGGATTGAAAATTTAGCTAAACACCGCACCAAAATATTTTTTGCTGTAAAATGTAGATATGACCACAAGAATACTAAGGGTATTCCTCCTACTCCTTATCAGGGGGGGCATGCAAAAAAGCAGAAAGTGTGTGAAAATGGGAGGTGGGCTAAGGGAAACACCCTTATGTGCAGCTAGGAAGTCCAGCGTGGCCTAACCCTTCTATTAAACGGAGAACAGCATGAAGCGACGTAATTTCCTACTAGGTACCCTCGCGGTGATGGGGTAGCCTATGGCTAAAAATGCCTCTGTTTTAATGATTGAGCCGGACATCGGTGTAGCGTTTCCGCTTAAAGAGTCATATATTGACCTTAAAGAGCGGGCGGCGACGGTCTGCCAGACACTTGATAAGTTGGAGGAGTTGGGGCTGACGCTGGAGGAGATCACTAAGGAGGATAAGGATTTGGCGGCTGCACTGGTAATTGCCTACGCGCAAGACCCCGCTACAGTGTCCCAGAGGTGTAATAATACGAGGGCGGCAGCTCTATCTAATGGCACTATGATTATGGTGCACGCTATTTTGCAGGAGTTTGGACACTCAGTGGCTGAGAGCGCGGCTGAGCTACGTTATTTAGTCACTAACAAGCTCTTATTGGAGTCGGAGAACCCCGACCCCCGCATACGCATACGTGCGTTGGAGCTGTTGGGTAAGATTTCTGACGTGGGGCTGTTTGTCGAGAAGTCAGAAGTGACAATTACACATCAGAGTACAGCGGATCTTAAGAAGAAGCTGCGGGGCAAGCTGAATAAGCTGTTAGATATTGAGGGGGCAGAGGACGCTGTCATAATTGACCAGGTGGAGATCAACGTAGATGCAGAGCTAGGGCTGACGGGCAAGGAGATGGAGGCTGTTGAGCAGGAAAAAGCGAGTGATTTTGATGAAGTAATGACAGCTATGGAGAAAAAAGAGGGGAGACATAGTGGGTGATCTCGCGGTTGTCCCCCAAGAAGGCGAGGTGTTCACCGCTGATGAACTCCAGCTCATGCTGGACAACCTGGACAAGTACTCCCCGGAGGAAATAGCTGAGATAGATAGAATGGTGGATGAGCTTGATGCTCGGACACGTAACGAAGCGGCAGCTAATGATTTTTTGGTGTTTTGTCAGCGGATGCAGTCGGACTATATTGTAGGCAAGCATCATAAGATACTTGCAGACATGTTGATGGCAATCGAGCGGGGGGATAAGAGTAGAATATGTGTAAATATCCCTCCACGTCATGGCAAGAGCCAGATGGACTCAATATTCTATCCAGCGTGGTATCTGGGTAGGAACCCCGCAAAAAAGGTCATCATGGCATCCCATACAACGGACCTGGCTGTGGATTTTGGCCGTAAAGTAAGAAATCTGATCAATTCTGATGAATATAGAGCGGTTTTTCCGAATGTTGCCCTTGCGTACGACTCAAAGAGTGCTGGTCGATGGAACACTAATTTTGGTGGTGAGTATTACGCATGCGGAGTAGGCTCTGCGTTAGCGGGGCGTGGCGCTCATCTGCTCATTATTGACGATCCTCACTCTGAGCAAGATATCATCAATGGTAACTACAACGTCTTTGACCGGGCGTACCAATGGTTCACGTTCGGTGCACGGACCCGGTTGATGCCCAATGCAGCCATCGCTGTGGTGCAGACTCGCTGGCACATGGATGACCTTACCGGGCGGTTGATAAAGGACATGGCTACACCCAAGGCTGATCAGTATGAAGTGGTGGAGTTCCCCGCGATACTGGAGATTTCCAAGGTGGGCGGGGGGATCGTTGAGAAAGCGCTATGGCCGGAATTTTTTGATCTAACTGCACTATATAAGACCAAAGCGTCAATGCCACTATTCCAGTGGAATGCTCAGTTCCAGCAGAATCCCACGGCTGAAGAAGCAGCTATCGTCAAGCGGGAGTGGTGGAAAATATGGGAAGACGCTGAGCCGCCTAAATGTGAATACATTATAATGTCTTTAGACACAGCGTCGGAGAGAAATACTCGCGCTGATTTTACGGCGCTCACTACCTGGGGAGTGTTCTTCAATACAGAGGATGAAGCGTACAATATTATTCTACTCAATTCCATCAAGCGACGGCTGGAGTTTCCTGAGCTGAAAGTGCTGGCTCTGGAGCAGTACAATATTTGGGAGCCTGACTCGTTAATAGTGGAGAAAAAGAGTTCTGGTATCGCTCTGTACCAGGAGTTGCGCCGGATGGGTATCCCTGTTTCGGAGTATACTCCACATCGGGGCACCGGGGACAAGACAGCTCGGTTAAACTCCGTGGCTGACATCGTGAAGTCGGGGCTGGTCTGGATGCCTCAGAAGCGTTGGGCGGAAGAGGTCGTTGAAGAGATTGCTGGGTTCCCGTTCATGTCAAATGATGACTTGGTTGATAGCACAGTGATGGCACTGATGCGCTTCAGACAGGGTGGGTTCATACGCTTACCGTCTGACGAACCAGAACCTATAAGGTATTTCAAGTCGCGCAAGGGGGCAGGGTATTACTAATGGCACTAATACCAGAACTAGAAGAACACATATTCAAGGGATCTCCCGAGGCTAGGGGCGTGCTTACTAAGGCTGCAAACAAGATGTCTGAAGCACAACAGCGAGAATTTCTAGCGTCCCTCCAGCACGGCGATTCAGAGTTCCAAATGGAAGTTGCTTCTTACATGCCGAAAGGTTCAACGATTGATCCGTCCCGCGCT